AAAGAATTTTAACGAAGTTAAATACTGCTCTTAAAAATTATGATTCGTCTAGTGATTTTCCATACGTAGGTCTGATAATCTTTTATAGCATCATTTAGTCTATAACTGGTTCCTCCATAAATAGTGTTTACCAATGTGTCTAAAACTAAAGAAGAGGGGTCAAAGATTGGGCCACTAGTATTTAAGAAATATAGCCACCCTAAATTGGTGATGAAATAATCATGAATTCCCGAAAGAGTGCTTCCGTATACTCCTGAATTATCGGCCAATAAAGAAGAAGAGTTTAAAGTAAACTTAGGTAAAAGAGTAGAGCTTACGTAGGCTGCAAAATCACTAGACGAATCATAATTTTTAAGAGCAGTATTTAACTTCGTTAAAATTCTTTTATCAAAATCCTGAGGGCTAAGATTAGTTAAATTATTTTGTTTGATAAAATATCTAGAAAAGCCTTCAGGAGTATCAATAGAACTATAAGATACATTATTAGGGATAGAACTTAAATGCAAAAAGGGAGACTGTCCCCCAATGGGAGAATCATTTGCTGTTGAAATGGAGTTAATACCCACCAAATGGCTGTTGATGACTTGATCAGTATATTTAATTTTCTGACCACCAACTGCTAAATCTTCCTCAAGATAAATGTCTGGAGTAATAATCTTTACTGCATCAACGAAATTAGATTTTGAATACTTTCTTGCCATTTAAATATAAGCTACATTAATTGTTAGGTTATTTAACTGAATTACTTCATTGAATTCTGGGGTGATAGTGTCTTTCACATTATCAATAGTAGAGTAACGTACTTTATTAATATTAAAGAGATTTCTATTTAACTCTTCAGGAATAAAAGAGTTACCAAAACCTAAACGATCATAAGCAAAAAATCCTTGAATAGTTTGTGTGGCTTCGGCCTTAATAGTTTCCTCGTAATCAATTAAAGAAAGATCTACATACACAGTAACTAAAATATCGAGAGTTCTAACAAGACCATCTACTATAACAAGTTCATCCGTAAGCATTTTCTTTTGTTCCATAGCTTCCAATAGATGAGCCTTATAATCTAAAGTAGCTTTTTGTAATTGAAGATTGGTCGCTTTCTGAAGAACAAACACATCAATTATATTTGCCGAAGAAAATGCTTTTCTCGTAGACGCTGTTCCAATAGCACTCCCGCCAGTAGGGCTTCTAAAACGAGCAACGAATGATGTATAATCTCCTAACGTGACTAGTCTATCTTGTTGCTTAAAGACTAATGGCCCCGAAAGCTTTGCTTGGTCTACAGTTTCAGCATCAACCCCTCCAGTAGCAACACTAGTACTTTGAACAACGCCGGGACTCCAGACCGTTTCAATAGGAGAAGTAATAGTAGTACTTAATAAATTTCCTCTACTTCCCCCACCTACACGATATAGGACTCTATAACTTGAAGAGTTAGGAGGGGAAGCTCCCACTTTTCCATCTCCAAATCTTAGGAAAGCATTATAAGAATTATCATATATGGCCTCAAAAATTTGATCACTAGCCCCTGAAGCAGAAAAAATATTGTCTACTTGGTAATACGTTCCTGATAAAGGCTCAATAGAGTTAACAAAAACCTGTACGCTATTCTCAATGACTGGTCCTTGAGTTAAGTTAATTGTTTTAAATATCTCCGTATCATCAAACGTACCACTCTCCTCTACTAACGAACCTTCTAACAAGGCTAGGTTAGTCCACACAGTACTGGCATCATTAGAAACTTCACTAGGGAGTAACTCTATGTCGGTGGAATTTGTATTAAGAGAGGTTATCTTACCACTCCGTACTTTGTACAGAGTATAGGTCAATGCTCCTCCATCTAAAGGAGAGGTAACTACATAGCTTCTTTGCTGTGCGGGGATAACAATCTCCGAAGGGCCATCGTCTGGATCTCCTTCCGGGACTATAGGAATAGTTAAAGTGAGTTGAGCAGTTGCCCCCGCAGAAGTAGGACCCTTCATCCTAATACCAATAAGCTCTAATAACTTTTTAACATTCCTCCTCGTTCTTGCAGTAGGTAAAAAGTTTTCATTAGCTAACGCATCGGCTTTAAAAGAAAGCACCGATCCCATATAAGCTACTAGCTCAGTGAACATCATCCCAAAATCAGACTCAGCAATGTTTTGATAATCATCCGTGTACGCCGCTCTAATATAAGCGATCAAAGACTCACGCAAGCTACCGAAGTCGGTAGACGCATAATTAATTAAGGCTTTTTTCTGTGTATCGCTAAGAGTAGAGGGCAAAAGTTTCTGAAAATCCGATTTCGCAGAAATAAACGGAATGTCCTTAGGTAAGTTATAATCTTGTGTTGTCATAGGTTTACTGAAATTTGAGCTTGCTCATTAGAATTTATAGGAGAAATAACCATCGTTATCTTTATCCCTGGAAGGCCAAATCCTTGAATGTTATCACCACTCAAGATCTGTAAGTTTAAAATACGAATATTAGGAAGATACTGCCCAAACCCTGTATAAATTTCATTTTCTATATTTAAGATAAGGTCAGGAGTTATAGGCTCGAAAAGGAATCTCTTCAAAGATAGTCCAAAGTTAGGGAGCATTACGCGCTCTCCACGCTCTGTTTTTATAAACTGACGGACCATGCTTTTAACCAACCCCATTCCTTGAGCTTTTAAGAAAATATTAGGCAGTCTATCCCCTTTCTCCGAAAGAGGAAACCTAACACCTATAATGGGTGATATACTACTTTCACTAGTAATGTCTAATTTAGTCGTACTAGCTGGAAGGACTCCATAAACTGTGGTGGACTCGATGCTCATAATTTAATATTTTTGAAAAACCCCTTTTGTGCTTCGTAATTTTTACGAACCTCCTTAATAGTTAGGGGCCTTGAATAAAACTTTAAACTTCCTACATGGCCGTTAAGACCACTAGAAACTCCGTGTCGAGTTCCCATAAACCCTCCTTCGATGGGGAGTGACTGCTCCCCTGGGGTCTCACTGCCAACTCCCTCAAGAATTGAAGAAACCGTTATAGGGAACCCGTCAGTCCATCCTCCTCCCACTATCCAAGGAGTGAAGTACTGATCAGTTCTAGGGCCAGCATCAAAGAGGGTAGAGGGATAGGTTTGATTAACCGTACCGGAGGAGTAAAAGAAGCTGGGATTAGGGAAGTTTTCTGGGGTTATAAAGGTAGGAACAGAAGGCATATGGCCTACTTCTACCCCAAATAATAGAGCCATAGAAGAAGTAGCCATTAAATTTCCATCTAGATATATCTTACAAGCATCCTTTGCTACATCAAAGGACAAATGAATATGCATGAAAGACCCTGAAACATCAATAAAAGATTTAGGAGTACTTGTCTCTAATCCCATTCCGTCATCATAAGCGGCTGCTGAAACATCATCCTTGATTACTACTTTCCTAAACCCGTCAGTAACACAATCCTTATCGCTAGGAACAAACTCCACACTGTTTGCATTTATAGACATAGTAGGAGCAACAAAGAAGCAACTAGAGGCCACCGTATTAGATGTATCTGTGTATATATTAATTGCTGGGTCTATATTGGTTCCTGGAATAACTAACGTATCTGAGTAAATAACTGGATCCCGGGTAAAGCCTATGAGAAGGCCTCTGGTACTGTTACTCCCCTTCGCGTCATGCAACGCACTTACACTAGGGGCCTCAATGTTCCCCCCTGTATTTTCATTAGCCAAAATAATTTTATAATAATTGTAATCAGCCCACTCACCTTTGTTTGGATATAAATTAGGAGTTCCTGATCCGTACACTTCTTTATGATCCCCACTTGTTCCATAGTCAGGAATATGAACCCAGCACTCTATACTGCATCCCTTATTATTATAAAACATATTCTGAAAATCTTGAGTAGGGGGCAGCCTAAGCGTCCCAGCAGTTTGAGCTAATTTATAATCTGCACCATTGACCTTAGCTAGTCCATCGAACAACGGAATACCCAAGCCAGAAACAAAGAGGTTAGGGGTATTTCCTATAAGTTGTGCGTTGGCTTCAGCACCCAAGGAAGCACAGTTCCATGTATCAAATATCGGGGAATCAGGAGCTACACTTGTAGGTTTTAAGAAATTGTAAACTCCGAATAAACCAACTGTTTCAATTTCATCGGTGAGAGATATAGCAGGAGCTTCTGTGCTGGAAACAGAATGATTAAAGATTATAGATCCTTTTCCCATAGGAGGAACAATCATAGGCTGCAATAATACGTTGGAACTTCTCCCATAAGATGTTACGTATATTGGGTGAAGTGGAAGAACTACGTCTTGTACCTCGCCTGCTCCAAAGGTTAAAGCTTCCTGTTGAGATAACGCCACATCTATACTTATAGAACTTAAGTAAGAGAAATCATTAACAGGTATAGTCCCAGGAGCGAATACTTCCCCAGACCCAAACAGGTTTGGACCTTTTACCGCTACCTCAATTTGCTTTTTTCGTTTATTAATCTTGATATTAAAAACATTAATAGTAGAATTTAGACTCTTCTTTAAATTAACCACTACCGCTGAATCAGAAGAATACCCAGAGGATGTTAACTCCCCCACCTGAGCAGATAAATCATAAATAAGTTTATCTTTCTGCCCCTCTAAAACATTTAATAAGTGATCAGCAGAGTAAAAAGTATTCAATGTGGCAGTGTTATCAATAATATTGATATCAAAAATAGTATCAACATACGTATTTAAACTCTCTAAAGAAACAATCTCTCCACGCCCACCTAAGTTAGAAGCATAATCAAGTTTCCATTTCTCACTATCTAGTATAACCCCAATATCTGAAGCGTCAGGAATGTGCTTTCCGTTATATAAACGCTTCTGGGAGTCATAGTAAAGCCCGTCTTCTGATAAGATGAAAATCCCTTGTTTAGAAACAGGGGGGCCATAAACTAAGCGGAAAATTGGCTCCTCTACTTCTTCTTCGTCTTCCTTCGCTTGTTGTCGGTCCCTAAAAACTGTGCCAATATTTAAAATTAATTCATCGCATTGGTTTATAAAAACTGTGGCTGATTCTACTTGTTGTCTAGCAACTCCTAAAGCTGCGTTGCGATAATTCTCAGTATACTGATCTTCGGATCCTCCCCCAATTCCTCCTGTTCCTGTGATTTCAGGGGGGCCTGTGGCTTTAAGGAAGTTCTCCATATCCTGAATACATTGAGCAATATCTTCATAAATTTGAATTCCTTGATTAACAAAAGACTCAATTTCAGAGAGATAACTATTGTAGTAAGCCAACTTCTGAAGAAAGCCTAAATCTAGTCCAAACTTACTAGAACTTGAGAAGAGGGACAATTTTCCCGACCCCCCATCATATTGCATGATCCCCATGTTGTTGAAGAGATCACTAACAACATTACTAATAGCTTTCCTTGCGGCTAACTTACCATCATTGGCTGCGTCTACTACGGTCCCCAACACATCTGAACTAATAAGCTTTAAAGCCTCTACTCCAAAGCTAAGAATACAAGTGGGAATACCAAAAGCCGTGTTCAGGCTTGCAACAGGGTTCGTAAAGTATTGTGGGTTAAAGATTGCCATAAATTAAATTCAAAGTTTAGAACTAGTGTTGTCTCCAGGAACGTAGTTGCTATCCCAGCCATTATTAGAATCAAAAAAGCGGAGTACACTCCCCGTAATTTCACTATCCATCTCGGCTGTTGTTTTTCTAATCCCAATGTCCAAATCAGGGTCTTGAATAGCAGAATTAAGGTTAATTTTACCAGGAACTCCTGTAACATAATCAAAAGCTTTAATGTTTACATTTGCCCCTACCATATTTATGTCTCCCGTAGACTTAATGTCAATTCCATTCTGTGCATATAGGTGAATTTTATTATTACTTCTAACTTGGAACGAAGCCCCGGTACTTCCGTCTGACTGTTGCGCCCCAAGACAATCAATAAAAATACCATTACCGTGATTACGAATAGAAATATCCCCCTTATCACTTTCTATAATAATATTACCTGCCGATCCCTTAAAAACTGGACTAGGTATAATGGCCGCTCCAGGAATGATTATAGGAGGAAATACAGGAGTGGCGTGTGATTGAGTAGAAGAATTAGATATTACTATATTAAGCCCGTCTTGAATCCCTAATTTCAGACTCCCCTCACTAGACTGAACGCTAATATTTCCTACGCCTCGTAATAAAGCCCCCTCTGGACCTATTGTTTCAAGATCAGAAGCGCATGCTTTAGTATCAGTTAAAACTAATTGAGATACGTCACCTGTACTATGCAAATTAACCCTACGAGATTCAGAAGAATCACTTAAAATTAAGCCCCGTCCCTCGGAACTTTCTAAACGAATAGCTTTGTTATCACTATCTTCCTTTCTACCTTCACACATTAAGAATTTATGTCCTAAAGGAGTAGAAATTCCATAGGTCATACTTTGGAAATTATACTTTCCATCCTCCTCATCGTGGGGGTAAGTAAGGGGGGCACCTAAATCAGGGTTTTTATCAGAAGGGGCCGGATTCCTTGTTTGTATTTGGTCTTGTGTGGGATTCAAAACACACCCCAGAAAGTACCACTCAGCGTCAGGATCATTCACACATTTATCGTAAGTAATTTCTGTACCCGCCTCAGGAACAAACACCGCACCAGCATAATTACCCCCCAGATAAAAGGTTTGATACTTTACAGAAATTAAACTTGTTGCATCCTCACAATTCGATCCTGTAGGACACACGGTTAAAAGCCCTTTTCCTAGTACATCTCTCTTTGATATAATGGTTCCTTTATACATCTTCTTTCCGTCCTTTTGCGTATCGTAAAGAATCCTTTAATTTTACTCTTTGCTTTTCTGTAATTTGAGCCACTTGTAAAGGATTAAGATACCCCTTTGCTTTTTTATTCGTTAAAATAAGATAAGGCACTAGGGCTCTCCCCCTCTTACTATGCTGCAAATCAAATTCATTACTATCAGGCTTTTTGAAAACCATTATCCTAACATTCCTTCAATATCTTTGTAAACAATAAACTCAGATTTAGCATCCGTATTAGTAATAGAGTGTTTAAATCCTAATATTTTGTAGAGCCCTGTGAAAAAGTCCATAGTAGTTATTGGGCTCTCTGAATAAGTATTTACTCTACCTGTGCTTCTAAAGAGAACTAAACCAGGACGAGTTAATACCCCCATGTTCGCTACGGAAAACATAGGTAGCGTAGTAATAATTCCTCTGTATTGGTGCTTAAATAAACTTAAAAACAATTGAAGTACTGATAGTGTGGCTGATTTGCGTCCTACGGGACTATAGCGTGTAGAGCCTGTACTCTCCAGTATCATTATATCCGCCATATCGGCAGCCAATCTCCCAATATCTACGCCTAGGTCTAAATCAGGAAAAACTTTTTTAAATAATTGCCCATGTCTCCCACTTCTATTCCCTAAGTTTTCTAACATAGAATAAAGTGCAGACCGTGTAATATCCGTGGAGGGCTCTCCTTTGAGGGGGTAAGCTAAAGTATTACTATATCTTAAATGTGTATTATAATATATTTCTTTAAGAGTGCCAAAAAACTGAGAGAATATGAATTGATCATTATCAAAATTGTACGATAAAACATTTGCATTCTTATCATTAGCAACAAAGATAATAGGACCTAAATCAAATAAATCACTAATTGCATCTTTCATTTTAGGGTCCGCAGTTTGCGTCAGAAGTTTAAACTCATCTGGTAACTTGGTAGCAAACTCAAACCTCCTCTCTTCAGGGTTTAGATCATATTCATTGAAATGCCCCATAACTGCATACTTTCCTTTAAGTAATGATCTCATCTCATAAAAATAAGACTTATATAAATTAGACATATACTTTTGTTCATTGGTGCCCTCTAATTCTGCTGGTATTACCTCCACTCCCCAATTGAACTCCGTATCGTCTTGAGTACATAACTGTAAATCATCTTTCAGTCGATTCCAAAAGGGATCCATAAAAAAGTATCGGCCTTTTCCTAGATAAGTATTAAACTCAAAGGGAATTCCCTCCCATATGCGAGTAGACTCTAAACGAGAAACTTTATTATTCACAGCAACATGGGAGTACTCTCCGTACACAAATAACTTAATTAAATCAGCGTCTCCAAAAATAAAGTAATTATCTTCATAAGCAGGGGGCGGCGGGGGGATGAAGGCGTTGGTGAGAGCGTTAGCAGGCAGCGTAGTTCCTATCCCCTTGGTTCCAATGTCCGTTTGACCCCCTACTGCTTTTTTGTTTTCTGCAAATTGTTGTACATACCCTTCAAATGTTCCGCTACCAAATTTTTCTTTTAGCTTATTAACTATCTTAACATCATTTTCCCAAAAATAAGTAGGAGAGTAAGCAGCATTTCCTCCAGATTGAAGGATGGAGTTAACTATATCCATAATAGGAGCCATATAATAAGATCCGTCTTGGTTTGCTATTTTTCCCGAAGGAAGATGTTCAAGAGGTAATTCTAAGTTAAAGATAGCATCGGCTCTCAATGGAGAGGAGTCAGGAGAAAAAGGATCAGTAGCGGTTACAATATTTTGTGGATGCCCTGTCAAGCCTGCTCCCTGATAAAGAGCCCAATTTACAGGGGTCCGCGCTGGGGCTCCCGAAGGATCTATGAAATTAACTAAAGCAGAATCAGCATTATCACTACTTACCATTTCAGACTTATTTACTTTCATTCCTATACGGGTAAAAACAGTAAGCAGTAAATTAATCCTTTTCTGTAAAGTAAGGCCTTTAAAACGCTCCCAAATCCACGTTCTACTATCAGCAATAGTTCCAAAAGAAAAAAGCTCTATATACAAAGATTTTATTTTTTTACTTAAATCCTTAGCCACCTTTAAACTATACTTGGCAAAATAATCTTCAGATAAAGCATTTGTAAAAGTGCCAAAAGAATCAAACCCCTTAGAATAATATTCTGTCATTACAGTATCATTAAGAAGCGAAAAATCTTCCTCTTGATCAAAAAGTTTGTGCCAATCCTCAAGAGAAACCGCTTCCGCAACTTGCTTCGCTAAAAGTAGATCTAAATTTGGAAGAACAATTAAATGATTCTTTATCCCCAAACTATACAAATAATACGAAATTAATTTTACAATTGTATCATGAATAGAAGGGGTAAAACTATCAGGCAAAATAGTTCGCCCTACATCAAAATTGGTTGCAGACCTGTTTGATGTATAATCAAACCCTACAACAGGAATAGTGGGCCTAATAAAATCAACAGGCTTAAAACCTTTATCCATTTCTAAAAGAGTAGAGTCCTCAAACTGCCTAGCTATATGATCAGTAAACATTTCATAGGTAAGAGTTTCTTCCATCCCATTATTATCATATACAATTTTTCCTAAAGTAGCTTGGAAGGGTCCAGCCCAATCTTTTAAATCCTGCCCTACCCCATAAGCAATATAAACTTGCTGGCCTATGCTATTTTTTTCCATGTAAGCTAGAAGATCTTTTTCTTTTCCTTCTATTTGGAGAGCCTCGTCTAACTCATTTTCACGCATAGTATACCCATATTCGCGCGGATTTTCTTCAGCAAGCTGGTTCTCTTTATACTTCGACAATCTCTTAATCAAATTAGACTGCGTAGATATAAAACTCTTTCTGATCTTAATACCACTCATTTGCTCCTGCATAAACATAAAGAAAAACTTCTTTAATATTTCCATTCCAGGCTCAAAAGTCTTAAGCTTAATCATGTTCTCAACTGTTTTACCCTGTCCAAAATTATAAGAATGAGAAAACTCTAAGATATTCAGATCAGTCGTAGACATAAATACTCCTAACCGTCCTTCGTATTCTCGTCCTGTGTTTTTTCCCACGCCCCCTTGCAATAAAGGATGCTTATAAAACTCAGAAAAGGTAGTTCCTCTCTTAACTTGATATGCTGAAAAAAGATTAGCAATCCCCTTATTCGTGGTTATAAAAATATTATAAGTGGCCGTTAAGTTAGTAACGTTTTGAAAAGGTACTGCTGTTAGGTTAGGATTTGCCATTTAAAGTGGGGGGATAAAAATATCATCGCCTCTATTAAGAGATTCAAAGGGGTCTGTTATATTATTATACTGCATAAGATACCACCAATATCCAGGACTATCATAAAAAATATCAGCAATTAGATCTGGGCGATTACTACAGAACGGGGGCACCACTCCTGGCTGACCAGTAATTAAATTCATACTTAATAAGAAATCATCATACTCGGAACCGACAGAAGTGGTAGTGATCACCCCCTTGTGTTTTAAATTTATATATCCATAACTATAACGAGAATAACTAGGACTATTATTTTCTATATGTGCCATACCTTATTAATTAAAGCTCCCTGCATTTACCTTAGAGAACACGGGAGTCGTTGCTTGAAGATATTTCTCCCAGGTTTGAGCCCCTTCAAAACCCTCCCAACCCCGCAAAACTTCATTATGTCTATTTTTAAGAGCCTGTGACTCTTCTGGGTCAAGAGTACTGCCGCTTCTAATCGACCAACTGGTTCCTTGGTTGCGTTGAATCTGAACTAATGATAAATTAACCTTAATTCTGTTGGGAATAAGTGTTACAACATCATACCCTGCTCTTTCATCCCACGAAAGAGAGTATTTGGTAGCCAAACAAGAAATATAATCATATAATTTTCCAAATTTAACCCTAATAACAGGAGGGCCTAAGGTGGGTTGTTGAGAATTATTTAAAACGCTAACTCGAATTAAATCTATCCAAAATAAAAGCATTTGAATAGCCTGTGTATAAACAAAATTACGCTCATAACCCCCTAAGTCAGCAGCTAGATCATACTCAGAACTAAGAAGCGACGCTCGGGAGATATCACCTCCTTGGAATGCACTATCAGGCAAACTCTTAACAAAATCTGGGGTAAAGGGGCCATCATTAATTTCTTCTAGTAATTTTTGTTTCTCTGCTTCATATACGTTAGTTTTAGCTTTTATTTGAAGCTCCCCTCTCTTTTTATCAAAAAAAGCTTGCCGCATATCCATCTTAGAAAGGGGTGCAGTAGATCCTGCCATCATATCCACAGTAGCAGTATTAACAATATGCGGCAACGACAAGTAAAACTCTAGATTATACATTCTAGACTTGGCCCCAGTATATCCGAAGAACTGACCTCCTCGACCAAGAACATCATACTTTACTAAATTAGCTGCTTGGCTTTCGGTAATCTTAGGGTTTTCAAAAAAGGGACATATCCGTGAAATAGGAGATTTACCAGTCTCCGAAGGAAATTCAAAGATAAGTCTGTTCTCCACTTCGGGGTGGGTGTTTACTTTAGTTGCCGTTCCTGCAAATACGCCTGCTGCCATAATTTAATCTCCTAACTTACTGTTCCTGGATTTTGGTGCGCTCTGCGTGGGTTAACGTCACTCGTTTTAGCCTCGCCTCTGCGGAGTCGCAATTGTTCTACTATCTCATCGTTCTTTTCGGCTAAAGAGACGAAACCTTGTTGTTGCATTTCGGCCACAGCTAATCTTCCCGACCCTGCCGCAGCTAAACTCTCATTAATAAGCATTTTAGATACTTCTTCAAATCTAGATTTCCCTAGCTCGTTAAGTCTAAAGTTATTACTTTCCCTTTCGAATGATTTTTTCATGGTAGCTAGCTGTGCAGCACTTGTTTTCTTCATTCCTGTAATTCCTTCAACTAACATGGGCATTCCAATAGCTACTATAGCTGTTGCTGCGACAATTGCTCCTAGAGGAGTGGCTAATGCACGACCAAGCATTCCCGCCCCTTTACCTTTCCCTCCTATGAGCCACGGCATCATACTAGATAAGCCTTTCCCGAGAGATGAAGCCATTAAAGCCCTTGTCAGAATAAGCATTCCATATATAAGCTTTCCTGTTATAACCGCAATCAATGAATATCCTACTACTTTAATCCCTCCAATAGATTTCATAAATCCAGCAAACTTCCCTAACCACTTAGCTATCTGTGTTACCACATTTCCTAACTCAATTTGGAAGGGCTCCAAGGCTTCATTTAAAGCAGTCATAAAGTCTGCTCCTAATTGAGAGAAGGTTTTTCCTGCTGTTCTCTTCTTTTCTAATCCCATTTGTTTTTCAATCTGAGATCCTAGAACACCAATGTTTGTCGCCAATTGCATCTGGGCAGGAATAGAGAAAATACCTTGAGATCCTATCCCTCCTCCCGTAAGAGTTCGGGTTCCTTCTGCTGCCTTTCTAGCTAATGCCGCAAGGTTTACATCTTTACCTGATATAATATCTTGGGCCATCTGCTCCAAATGGAGCCTTTGAATTCCACCAAAGTCCCCTGTTTGAACTGATCCAACAACTTCATTAACCAACTTCCCCATCTGTCCTGCCAGAGCAGGGAATTCAGCAGAAAATTTTGTCATAGCAGCAGTCATAGATCCTGCTCCACCTGTAAGACCTAAGAGGGGTAATGACTGGGAAAGGTTATTAAGCGACTGAACGAGACCATCAGCAGCTACTCCATAGGAATTAGCAGTAGTCCCTAAACGTTCGATAAGCATATCTCTTTGAGTAGAACCCAAGAGCCCTTGGTTAAGGAGCATTTTATCTAAGTTAACTAGCCCTGCTACACTTTGACCAGTAATACGCATAGTATTAGCCAAAGCCAGAGTATCTTTTCCTGCACTAAACATGCCCTGTCTTTGGAATTCAAATAAAGAGGTGAGTGACTGCTGTAATCCACCAGGAAGACCTTTAATCCTATCTCCTGCCACAGCCATTGTTTGGGTGAAGTCTTTATTGAACGCTAACCCCTGCCTCTGGAGGACTAGAACTTCACCAGCTAATCGTGTAGCAGTTTTTACGATAGTGTTACCTATCATCTTAACTGTATTTGTCGCAAACAACAAATCTTTTGAAGATCGGGTTTGGTCTATACCAATACGCTCTGCTTGATCGGCTGCGGTTTCAATACTTTGAGTTAAGGAGCGGGAAAGAATAGCTACGGGATCAGCACCCCCACCTACAGCCCTACTGCGTTCAATTGCGCCAACAATCGAATCTGCCAGTTGCCCGTAATTGAAATCAGCCATTCGTTTCTATCTCGTAGATATTGCCCATACTAGTATTTAGCTTGAATGTCCTAAATTTATTTTTTGGGAACAGTGTATTGAGTCCTGCGCGTGAAAGGCCCCTCTGCCTGTTCTTCTTAAAGAGTACCCGACTGCTCTTCATATCTGATAAGAAATGGTAACTCTTTGTACGAGGGTCAACACGCTCTTGCACAACATTAGCCACTATGGATAGAGTGTTTAAATTAGTGCCTGAATCAACCAAAAAACAGGTGAGCAAAGTGTTTCCTGTGGTTCTATTGGTGTAAGTCCCTTGTCCCCCAAACGATCCCACCACCATCACAAAATAAGCCTTATTGTCGTTTTTTGCGCCCGTGTAATCAAAGGCAAAAAATTTACCAGCAGTAAGAACCGAAGCAGACTTTTGAATAGGCTGGGTGTACCTATTAAGTATCTCCTCATCCCGCTCCTTAGCTCCACCAGGAAACTGTGCTAATAACTTAAGTAAGTGTTGCCATGCTTCCGACCCGGATCCTAAATTACTCTTGGTACTATAGAAAGATTGTATGAAATCTGCCACTATTTTCTTAAGTTTCAAATTTTCAGCGATTTTATGTGACAGAATCTCGAACATTAGACTATATTAAATAAATTAATTACTATGATAGAAAGCACAGATATTGAATTTATAGATTTCATTGATTTAATCAATATTACATTAAGTAATGACTTTATAGAAAGATGGAGATACAGGTTTAGTGAAAAGTTCATTAAACACTTTCAAATAAAAATCCTAAATTCATTAACTAAGAGAAAAGTATTAAAGATAGATACTTTATATAATTACTTAACCAAAAAGTGCAAGTATTCTCCTGAACAGGTGGAGAATTTCTTCAATGCCATTGATATAAGTATTTACTACCCCTTCATCCAAGGGAAGTTAAAAAGAAGGAATTAGTTCTTCTTTTTTGCCACTTTAATTCTCTGCTCCACTAAGCAGTGGTCCGTGAATTCGGGGCATAGTGATTTATACTGGCACCAATTACAGAAGTTATTCCTCATAGGAACTAGATCTTCTTTCTTGGACTTCCGTATCTTCCATACATCGTCTACTACTGATTTAATATGAGCGTGGATTTGATTGGAAGTGTATTGCACATTAACGAAGGTATCTGTGACTGGGTAGTAGTGGGCAGCGGTGATCTTATTGAAGGGAACATTATAAAGCTTATGCACAGCATAAACATAACCCTTTAATTGGGGATCCTGGTAAAGCTCAACCTTACTTTTCTGGCGTTTGCCAGTTTTGTAATCAATTACTAAGTACCCTCCGTCTTTCCCTTTGATAATACGGTCAATGTACCCATTTAAGGTGATGTCTTCTGCGACTTCTAAATCAAAGTGTAGTTCTGAAGTACCAACTTCAGGGAAGGAGGCATTTAACCTAAGGAAGTTTTTTAAACAAGGTTCAATTTTAGAGTTGTAGCTTGCTGAAAATTGATAATTGCCCTTATGCTCTTCTGCTAACCTACTTAGCTCCTTTAATTCATTAAAATCTGCTCCATCTTCAAAAATTTTGTGAATATATGAGCCGAAATGGAGCGCATCGGTGTTTGATATGTCGTACTCCGCAAGGCGATCTACGTACTTGTAGCGGTACTTAAGTTTGCACTGATTAAAAGTGTCTCGTTTCGAATTACTAATGGTTTTTATAAACATATGATAAATCCTCAATTCATTAAAGACTATGTACTTGAAAAGTTAGAGTGCGATTATCGTTTATCTTCAAACGATCAAGAATTAATTATCCCCTCCGTATTTATAGAGGGTGATTACAAGAGGCATATGAGCATTAATCTTGAATCAGGGCTCTGGCAGTGCTTTAAAACAGGAAATACGGGTAATTTTATCAAACTTTACTCTTTATTAGAGGGTATTTCCTACAAGGCTGCAGAGTCTAAACTCCTTTTTCAAGGCTTAGAGAGTGGGATGTGGGATTTATGGGAGAAAAGGGAGTCTGCAGCCCCTTCTCCACCTAAAACACCAGTAACCTTGGATACAGAGGGGTTTACTCCAGTAAACATTGATAGCTATGACTCGAATAATGCTCTAGTAGTTAAGGCTTGGACCTTTTTGATGGATAGGAAGCTCTTGAACACCGAATCCTTTGAAGAGGAGCCTTATTATGTTGCTATTGAGGGGAAATACCAAGGTAGATTGATCATACCCTTCAAAGATTACGAGGGGGAAATCTTCTTTTTTCAGGGTAGAAGCCTCTCCCATTGGCTTAGTCCCAAGTACCTGAATCCTAACGCAGAAAATGGCGTAAAATCGAGCAATATTCTTTACCCCTTCGACTTTGATGCCCCCAGCCTATGTATTTGCGAAGGTCCGCTAGACGCGATCTCGCTCAATTTAAACGGCTTAAATGCCACATGTACGATAGGCAGTAGTATCTCCGATGTTCAAATGCAGATCCTGCGAGAGTTCGAAGGAGAGATAATTCTAGCTTACGATAATGATGAAGCTGGAGCCCGTGGAATTGAGAAGTTTGATCGTCTTAGAAAAAATCATCTTCTCCCAACTTTCTCTGTGTGTAATCCTCCTGAAAAATATAAGGATTGGAATGATGCTTATGTAGGGGGAAGTGACCTTGATGCTTGGGTGAAGGAGAATAAATACGAATTCACTTTCGAAAACAAAGCCATAAAATCATTATGATTAGAAAAAAACCCCCCTGCTTGGCAGAGGGGTTTTTTAATGGTTGTTAGAAGGAACCGAAGGCTAACTTAGAGCAAGCAGAGCCACATCTCAAAGTTGGGCGCACATGCCTGTGCCTGTACTAAGATATCCATTACAGTACCTTTAATAGTATCGGATGAATCGTAACCTCCGTCTAAGACCCAAGGACCTGGGATCTTGTTAGCAATCAAGTTGCCTTGGCAAACGTTGCGGTTTTCCTCGTCACCAGTACGGACCTCTCTTCGATAGATACCGCCCTGACTTGTGCGAAGTACGCCGCTGGTTCCCATGCCTCCTGAGGCTGAGTCACTAATGACATCAAATTCTTGCATTTGGACCATATCGCCTGCTGAGGCGTTACCCCACCAATGCTCTTGTTCTGTGTCTAGTGTGTAGTTTACTTCAAGGTAATTAAACTCTGCACCCCCCGTAGTGGGATCGTACTGAGTCTTCCTTGTAAACATAATTTCTGCAGTCTGGAAATGTGATCTCCAGTTAGTTGTTTTTGTTGCGTCCCCAGTACCAGATGCTGCCATCTGGTTGGTTACCGAGCCCGTCTGGTTTGGGTTCTTTGTGTTTATTGCGTATCCTGACTGTGGCATATTAAAATCTCCTTAATAAAATTCTTGTACTGCTGATGAGTACGGAAGTTGTTCCTTCTACTTTATATATATTAGTTTAATACTTTATTGAACAATAAAATACATAAATTCGCTTACAATTTTCTCATGTAGCAGGTTGTAGGATACCCTCAAAGCATACGTTCCTTGCCTAGGACCTAGGTTATCACGGAATTTTATCTCGTCCGCTGGATCTATTGGGTCAGGCCGATCTGGAGCAGCATTATTTAGATCTCCCTGACTTGCTAGTACACTTGTATCAAAAGTATAGATAATCGTATTGTCAGCAGTTAACTCAACATTAGAAGAATCAACCACGGTAAAGCGTCCTGGCAGAGAAGGGTTATCATTGATCTTTTGTATTTCCACCCTAGGCCTATTAATAGCGGACTCCTTGAATATATTTTTGATGGAGTTATCAATGTTTAGATTCTCCACCGTAATTTCAGTTCCGATTTTAAGATCAGTTTTAGAGCCTATCGTAACTCTTCGGTTGAAGAGAGTGTTTTTAGTACGAAGCATTGGAGGCTCCGTAATAGAAAGGAAAGCATCATCATACAGAGCGAAACCATTAATGTATGTTTTCCAAGTGGTTCCATCTCCTAACTTGATGGTCCACACATCAATGTATCTCGTAGCAAGATCAGCGGTGTTACCAATAGCATTTCCGTTACCGTCAATCCCTGAGAGGGCAGGCCCAAATCTTCCGTCTAAAACACAAGCATACTCCCCTTTTCCTAATCTATAGATGCCACTTACGTTCTCACAATAAATCCCATTCCCCGGCACTCCATTAAGTAGTTGTGAGTACCCCCCTGGAGAAAACTGTTCTGCATCAGCCCCGTTAACTTTAGCATCTCCACTAGGACCAAACACCATCTGCGCTTGGTGTGTCATTGAGGAAGAGATTAAGCCATTTTCATCTAAGACCGATTCTGGGGTAAGATTTTCTGATCTTTGAAATACGTGAACAGAACTCACATAAAGAGGATCTTGATACTCCCCGTCATTAATGAAAAATGTTCTTAACATTACCGGGGATTGAACGGCGGGTCTGTTATTACGGTCTACAACCTCATGTGTGTTTATTGATGGCATTCTTTTCCTGCTCTAATTCCTCTGCTAAAAGCTCAATAAATGTAGCTCGTTCTGTCCTATTTAACTTCTTTACATCTGCGTAGGACAGACCTACATGCTTTATGAGTATATAGGCTTCATGCAGGAGATCTTTTAACTCTAAAGTCTCCTTTAATTCACGGAAAAAAAATTTTCGTCAATAGGTAGGCTAATTAGGTTGGATTTAGTGCATTTATCGCAAGTATAACGTATCTGTGGTTGGACTCCGTACTCACTTAACATAATCGCCTTTACGATCTTATGTATATCAATGATGGGGAGCTTATCAATCACTTTTGCAATAATAGTTGGGTCATCGACACCATCAATCTTCTTTATAAACCTCCAAAGATTATTCGATAACTTATCACCTTCAAAGAATCTCTCTTCGATGACCGTTGCTACGGAAATTTCGGAGGTTTTCTGTATTCCGTCTAAAAAGACTTCTCTATTGGTATAATTAAAATCGTCAGGAACATGATTACATTTCAGCTTATCAATCTCTAAGTTAAGAATATTTTCAAAGTTGCAATGATTACAAATCACGCCAACTTTATAATCTTTTCCATATGAGATCTCGCGCAGTTTGATAAGTAAATAAAGCTTATCAATGATAACTAGCTTTTCTACCTCAAGATTTTTTATACAGCGAGAGAGAAGATAATTAGCCGCATTGAAATCCTGACTACGAGTTCCCGTAGTTAAAGACTTTTCATCATCAAACGTCATTGGACGCAAACGGATAGGAGCTTCTTTACCAAAGTAAAAAATCCCTTTGGTTGGGACATTGATATCAACCTCTACTTCTGCGGGCAAATGCTCTAAAATAGCAGCTATCTGATCATCTTCCGATAATACGGCTGTTTCAGGAATTTCGTTACTCATCTAATATACCTCTAATCTATAATAGTATGTATGGAAATACACATAAATACGATAAATTCACAGCTTATAACCGACAACCCCAAATTATTGACAGTTTTAGAAGATTTATATTCTTTTAGAGTGCCTGGAGCAGAGTTCTCTCCGCAGTACAGAAGTCATGCCTGGGATGGTAAGAAGAGATTTTTTTCAAAAAAAAAGGTGTTTT